AAGACAATGATCTGAATATAGTTAGAGCGCTCGCCATTCTTACCGACCAATTAACCGTTGAAGAAAATAAGCTTAATTTGATGCGGGAGAAATCAACCAGTATTCAGCAGGTGCTGGAAGGGATTGACCGCCGCCGAAATGATTTGATACGTGAACAGGCCTGGCGTCAGAATGCTGCTTATCAGTCTCTGCTGATGATGAACGGTCAGCATCAAACATTTAACCAGCTTCTCGGGCTCGGCAATCAGTTACTGATGGCCCGTCAGGGAATGACACTGGTACCCCTGCGTGTTCCTCAGGCTGAAGCCTCGCAGAAACAGACCGATGCGCTCGAAAAAAGCCGGCGCGAACTGGCCCTGTCCCGCCTGAAAGGCGAGGCAAAAGAGCGCGCACGGCTTGGCTATGCTGCTGATGAACTCGGCCTGACGGCTGATCCGCAATTCCAGACCAACCGCCTTGAGTACATCAATAACGGGCTTGAAGAATGGCGCAATAACGAGGCCAACAAAAAACAGCCCAAAGGGCCAAAGACGGATGAAGAAAAGGCCGCTGACGCTTATAAAAGGGTGATTAAGCAGCAGAAGGAGCAGATCGCCCTGCAGGGCCAGAGCACCGAACTTGCCAGAGTGAAATACCAGGTGGTTGAAGGTGAACTGTCCACCCTGGACAAGGCGCAGAAGGCTGAACTGATGCGCAACGCTGCGTTAATCGATCAGGTCAAACTTCGCGAGCAGCTGCGTAATTACGAGGCGAATCTCGCCGACAGCAACGCCAGCGCCCGGGCGGCCAATGATGCACAGCTCATCGGTTACGGTCAGGGCACCCGGTTCCGTGAGCGGATGCAGGAGCAATTCAATATCCGCAAGGAGTTTGAGCAGAAGAACACCGATCTGCTCCGGCAGCGGCAGGCCGGGGATATTGACGAAACTTTCTATCAGCAGGGGCTGGCACTCAACAGACGCTATCTGGAAGAGCGACTGCGCGACCAGGAGGGGTATTACACCGCTTCCGATGCGCAGCGCGGTGACTGGTTAACGGGCATGTCTGAGGGCTATGCGAACTGGGTGGATGAGGCGACCGACTATTCCGCGATGGCTGCCGACGGGATGAAGCAGGCCATGGGCGGGGCGGTGACCACCATTACCGACATGCTCAACGGAAATCTCGACAGCTGGAAAGACTGGGGCATGAACGTGCTGAAAATCATCGAGACCGTTCTCGTTAATATGATGGTCGCTAATGCCGCGAGTTCTATCGGCTCACTCTTCAGCTTTGGCGCATCATCAGCCGCAACGGCCAGCAGCGGGACGGCCATTCAGAGCGCTGCGTCCAACTTCACCTTCAACGCCAAAGGCGGCGTCTACGACTCACCCTCCCTCAGTGCCTACAGTAACGGCATTTATCAGACTCCCCAGCTGTTTGCCTTCGCGAAAGGGGCCGGGGTATTTGGCGAGGCGGGTCCGGAGGCGATTATGCCACTCACACGGGCACCTAATGGTGATCTTGCTGTTAGCGCAGTAGGGATGCCGCAGTTTTCCGGCGGCGGCCCGTCAGTGTCGTTCGGCGATATCAACATTCAGGGCGGTGCGCAGTCGACGGCAGGTCAGGGGGCTGCCGCATCTGCCGGCAGGCAGCTTAAAGATGCAATCGTGACGGTGATTAATGAGCAGGCCAGCATGCCGGGCTCGCCATTATGGCGGCTTTTGAAAGGAGCGTAATATGGCAGTTGAGACCTTCTCCTGGTGCCCGAAGGTGGCCGCGCAGGCAGATACCAGCTTCCGAACCCGTAAGGCGCAGTTCGGGGATAACTATGCGCAGGTGGCCGGGGACGGCATCAACCCGGTCACACCGCAATGGAGCGTGAGTTTTACCGGCGATGAAGCGTATGTCCAGGCCATAAAGGCGTTTCTGAAGCGGCACGCCGGCTGGAAGTCCTTCATCTGGAAACCGCCCCTGGAACCCGCGGGGTTATGGCGGTCTGAATCCCTCCAGATAGCCACCCACGGCAATGACAAATACACCCTCAGCACCACATTCATTCAGGCATACCATCCATGAGCATTTCATCTGATGTCCAGAAACTGGAGCCGGGCAGCCGTGTCCGCCTTATCGAGGTTGACGGCGAAGCGTTCGGCGCCGGCATTCTGCGGTTTCACAACGAAACCCTCCCTCACACAGAGGCCGAGATCATTGCCGCTGGCGGCGATGCGTCAAAGCTTCCGCCGAAATCGGTCTGGTGGCAGGGGCTGGAGTACGGTGCGTGGCCCTTTGAACTGACCGGCCTGTCCGTCAGCAGCGACGGGCAGAGCGCCCGACCGACACTGACCGTGGCAAATATCAGCGGCACGATTGGCGCGCTTTGTCGCCGCTTTCAGGGGATGGCTAAGGCAAAAGTGATTATCCACGAGACCTTCGCTCATTACCTTGATGCCCGCAACTTCTCCGGCGGCAATCCTGCCGCTAACCCGAATGAGGAGCGCAAACAGGTCTATTACATCGACCGTAAATCCAGTTCGGATGATGAAACCGTGGAGTTCGAGTTGTCCAGCCCGGCAGATCTGCGGGGACAGCTTATTCCCACGAGGCAGATCCAGCCTATGTGTACCTGGTGCATGCGCGGCTGGTACAAAACCGGGAATGGCTGCACCTACGCCGGGCAGAATGGCTTCTTCGACAAGGACGGTAACCCGGTCGACGATCCGTCACAGGACGTGTGCTCAGGCCTCTTGTCGACCGGGTGTAAACCCCGGTTCGGCGCCAACAATGAACTCGACTACGGCGGTTTTCCGGGTGCGTCACTTCTGAGGGGGTAACATGCGGGACAAGACAATCAGCGAGATTCTGGCGCATGCGGCGCAGGCGTTCCCGGCTGAATGCTGCGGTGTGGTGATCCAGAAGGGACGGGTTGAGAAGTATATCGCCTGCCGGAATCTGGCCGCCTCCCCGGAGGAGCAGTTTGAACTGTCGCCGGAGGATTACGCGGCAGCCGAAGAGCAGGGCACGGTGGTTGCTGTGGTGCACAGCCACCCCGGCGACGGTGCCACGACGCAGCCGAGCGAGCTCGACATGCTGATGTGCGACGCGACCGAAGTGCCGTGGGTGATCGCTTCATGGCCTGAAGGCGATATCCGCACCATCATGCCGCGCGGCGATCGCCCGCTGACCGGGCGTCAGTTTGTGCTCGGGCATGCTGACTGCTGGTCCCTTATCCGGGATTACTTCCGCACTGAACACCGTATCGAACTGCCCGACTACAGCGTCGATCGCCACTGGTGGGAGGAGGGCGAAAACCTCTATATGGATAACTGGTACGCATGCGGTTTCAGGGAATTCGACGGTCCCTCCCGCCCCGGTGATATGGTCATCATGCAGGTGCAGGCCAGCGTGCCAAATCATGCCGGTGTCCTGCTGGAGGGCAACATGCTGCTGCACCACCTGTACGGGCAGCTCAGTCAGCGGATTCCGTATGGCGGCTATTACCGTGACCGCACTATTAAAGTTTTACGGTACAAGGATCTGATGTAATGGAAAAGCGAACCGTTATCAAGCTGAGCGGGTCGATGGCGCAGCGTTTCGGGCGCACGCACCGCCGGGCGCTGTCCTCTGCCAGCGAGGTTTTCAGGGCGCTGTCCAGCACGGTGGACGGATTTGAAGATTATCTCCGCGAGGCGCGCGCCAGGGGGCTCGATTTCGTCATCTTCCGCGATCGCCGCAACATCAGCCAGGAAGAGTTTTCGCTTCTCGGCCCCGGCGATGAGCTGCGCATTATTCCGGTGATCCGCGGCAGCAAGCGTGCCGGCATTTTCCAGGCGGTGCTCGGGGCTGCCCTGATTGCCGGAGGGATCGCCCTTGGCCCTGCCGGGGCCGGTCTTATTGGTAAAGGGGTCGCGCTGAATGTTGCGCTGGTCGGCGCATCGATGGCGCTGGGCGGCGTGGTGCAGCTGCTGTCGCCGCAGGTGGCAGGGCTGAGGATGCGACAGGACCCGGATAACAAGCCTTCCTATGCTTTTGGTGGCCCGGTCAACACCACCGCCAGCGGCAACCCCGTCCCCTTGCTCTACGGCCAGCGTGAGATCGGGGGGGCCATCATTTCAGCCGGCATATATGCGGAAGATCAGCAGTAAGCCGGTACGTGATTACTTTATGCCGCCCGCGGGCGGTTTTTATATGGGCGCGATATGACGAACACAGCGATTAAAGGGCGCAAGGGCGGTGGTAACAAAACCCGCACGCCGGTGGAAGCCCCGGACAGTATTCAGTCGATAGCCAGAGCGAAAATCCTTGTCGCGCTCGGCGAGGGGGAGTTCGCCGGCGGCCTGGACGGGCGCAGCATTTATCTTGGCGATGCGTCATCGTATACCCCGCTGCAGAATGCCGACGGCAGTTACAACTTCAACAACGTAAAATATGAGTTCCGCTCCGGCACTCAGGACCAGAGCTATATTCAGGGCTTTCCCGGCGTTGAGAATGAGCTGCAGGTCGCCTACGAACTCAAAGCTGCCGTGCCGTATGTCCGCTCTGTCTCAAATACCCAGCTTTCAGCCCTGCGCATCCGCCTGGGCTGGCCCTCGCTGCTGAACCAGAAAGACAACGGCGATAAGGTGGGTGCCCGCGTTGAGTATGCGATCGACCTGTCTGCCGACGGCGGCACATATGTGACGGTGGTCAACGGCGCTGTCGATGACAAGACCACCACCCTCTATGAGCGCAGTCACCGTATCGACCTGCCAAAAGCCACCACCGGCTGGCAGCTGCGCGTGCGCCGGATAACGCCTGACTCAACGACGATAAATGTTGTGGACAGTATGCGCGTTGAGGCGGTCACCGAAATCATCGATGCGAAGCTGCGATACCCTAACACGGCGTTGCTCTACATTGAATTTGATGCGAAGCAGTTCCCGAACGGCATCCCGCAGGTCGTGTGCAATCCTAAGGGGCGCATTATTCGCGTGCCTGATACCTACGATCCAGAAGCGCGCACCTATTCCGGCACCTGGGAAGGCGGGTTTAAATGGGCGTGGACCGATAACCCGGCGTGGATTTATTACGACATCGTGCTGAATGAGCGCTTCGGGCTTGGTCAGAGGATTGATGCGACCCAGATTGATAAATGGGAGCTGTACCGCATCGCGCAGTACTGCGATCAGCCGGTACCGGATGGCAAAGGCGGCAGCGGCACGGAACCGCGTTTTCGCTGCAACGTCTACATTCAGGAGCGCAATGACGCCTGGACGGTGCTGCGCGACCTTGCCGGTATCTTCCGCGGTATGACCTACTGGGGCGACAACAAGCTGTATGTGCTGGCCGATATGCCCCGCGATATCTGGCACATCTATAACCATGCCAGTGTGGTCGACGGTAAATTTACCTTCGCCGATCCGAGCGAAACCACGCGCAACACGGCCGCGCTGGTGAACTGGTCCGATCCGGCGAATCACTACAAAGACACGCCCGAAGTCGTTTATGACAACGATCTGGCGATGCGGTTTGATTACAGCCAGCTCGAAATGACGGCCATCGGCTGCACCCGGCAGTCAGAGGCAAACCGGCGCGGGCGCTGGGCGCTGCTCACCAACGGCATCGGTGAGGTGGTGACCTTCAGCACGGGTATGGATGTTCCCCCTGTCGGTGAGGTGATCGGCGTGGCCGCGAACGAGCTGGCCGGCAGGGTGATTGGCGGCAGGGTAAGCGCGGTGAACGGACGTAATATCACGCTCGACCGTGCCGCAGATGTCAAAGCTGGTAACCGGCTTTTCCTCAACCTGCCCTCGGGTGTCGCGCAGGCCCGGACCGTGCAGGCAGTGAAGGGCAATGTGGTCACGGTCACCACGGCCTACAGCGAAACGCCTGAGGCGGAGTGCTGCTGGGGTGTGGATGCTGACGATCTGTTTATCGCGCTCTTTCGCGTGACCGGCACCCGTGACAACGATGACGGCACGTTTGAGGTCACCGGAGCGACGTACAGCCCGGATATTTATGCTGCGGTCGATACCGGCGCGCGGCTCGATGAACGGCCGGTCAGCGTCATCCCGCCCGGCGTTCAGGCACCACCTGAAAATATCGTTATCGACAGCTATTCGACGGTCAGCCAGAACATTGCTATCACCACCATGCGTGCGGCATGGAAACCCGTCAAAGGGGCGATTGCCTATGAGGCTGAATGGCGCCGTGACAGCGGTAACTGGGTGAGCGTGCCCCGCACCTCCTCTCAGGGATTCGAGGTGCCGGGTATCTACGCCGGGCGTTATCTGGTGCGGGTACGGGCAGTGAACGCCAGCGATGTGTCGTCGATATGGGCGACATCTGCCGAGGTCACACTCACCGGGAAAGTGGGCAATCCCCCGAAACCGGTAGGCTTTACCGCCTCGGAAACGGTTGTGTTTGGTATCGAGCTGAACTGGGGATTCCCGGCGAACACGGACGACACGCTGAAAACGGAGATCCAGTACAGCCTGACCGGTAGTGCTGATGATGCCATGCTGCTGGCCGACGTGCCTTATCCGCTGCGCAGGTATCAGCAGATGGGACTTAAGGCCGGGCAGATTTTCTGGTACCGCGCCCAGCTGGTGGACCGGACCGGTAACGAATCCGGGTATACCGACTGGGTTCGCGGCCAGTCCAGCTCCGATGTGACGGACATTACAGAGGCAGTCCTTGAGCAGATCAAGGACACCGACCTGTTCAAAGACCTCATTGAGAACGCCGTGGACAGCAGTGCCAAAGTTGCGGAACTGG